AAGCTGATCCACGATCGGCTGCACCGCCGATGCAATTGCGTCGCCGTACGCAGCGTAACCGATGACTGTCCGTTGATCAGAGGTGTCGATTTCGCCGCTGCTCGCATCGCCGAGGATTGCGCCCGTTGTCGGCGCTTCTGGGTCTGCCTCAACTTCGAAGGTGAAAAAGGGGATTCTATTGCCGAAATCGCCAAGTTGCAGATCCTCGAACACCGCCAGCGCCAGGCCACGATAGGCGGGCGTTGAGTCTATCGTTTCGACGGATGCAATTAGCGGATCTATCGGCTGCTGTTCGCCCCCTGGGTAGAAACGAAAGGTGCAGCCAACCTTGAAATCTCCGGCAGCTCCACGAACCAATTTTCCGTCAGCCCAAATCCGTTTAATCTGGCGGATGGGCCGCGAAGAGAGCGCGATCGCCAGGTTTACGGAATAGCTTGGACCGCTTGTCTGCCCCTTCGAGCCTCCGCTGGCATTCTCTTTCAGGTCGGTCGCCCAGACGATGCTGCCGGCCACGCGCATCGTCCCGTAGATGCGAGGAATTGGGGTTCCGTAACTCGATCCCTGGACTTTCAGGTCGCCTAGGCGCGGACTCTTGCGAGAGCCGAAGATCTGCTGATCGATGCTTTGCCCGAGCAGGCTCCCGATCGCGCCGCCGATCGGGCCGCCGAGAGCAGTTCCGACGCTGTGCAGTACGAGAGTCGCCAAGTGTCAATCCTGAATCAAATGAGGATGCCGGAAAGCAGCGGCGATAGGCCAGCATAGCCGTCCTGGCGTTTCGACCACCCGGCGCAGTCCTGCGTGAGCATGAACGAAGCTGCCGCCACAGCAGACCGCGAGGTGTGTCTGTGCGTGCGAGATCCGGTAGAGAAGCACATCTGCTGCTTGAGGAATGGTCACCGGCTGAAAAAAGCGCGGCAATTGAGTTTCGAGTTCACGCAAGTGCGATCCTCGTAATCGATAGTCTCTTCGAACCAGCTCAGGCGGAATTCGAAAAACCTCCAGCACCAACCCAATACAATCGAGGCCAAGTTCGGGATCGCGTCCTTGGGGCCGGAAGTCGCAACCAACGAGCGAACGCGCCCGCTCAACAACATCTCGGCTTGTCATCAGGGATAGCGCGTCAGCAAATCGTTGCCCGGGACGTGCGGCTCACCCCGAAAATTTGCGGCATTCGCGAAGCGCGTGACACAGGTCGCAAAGAGCTTGTCGCACCCTTCGCGAATCTCGATGACGGTGCCCGCTTCAACCTCCGCTCTGACCCGGTCTCGAACCGTAAGCTGTGCCCCATTCACGGCCAGGATAACGGTCTGCAACCCGCAATTGGCTCCGCTCAAGTATCGAAGCCGACCGAACAAGTAGCGCTCGTCCAAGGGCTGGTCTGTAAGGATCAGGTTATCCGCGGCTGAGGAAACGCGAAGTCGAAGCGTGCGCCCGGCGAGGTCCACTCGGCATTTTTTGTCGCCGAATTCCGCGCGGCATTCCGCGGATGTCGCCGGGCACACGGGCGCGCTTAGCTTCGCTGCCGCTCCATTCAGTTCGGCAGTAAAGCTATCGCCGGACATCGAAACTTCGCCCAGCTCGCCACCGAGAAGCTGGATAGGCTGCTCATCTGCCGTGCTCCAGTCGACCGCCGTTATCGAAATGCGGGCAAAGTCCCAGCGTCCGAGTGAAAGATCAGAATCCGTCAGCGCCTGTGCATTGAGGGCTCCCGATACCTCCGCCGAATGGGGTTGAAGACCGAGACTTCGAGTGATCGCGGCCGGCGTGATCCCCGGCTCCGATTGATATGTAATACCGCCGCAGCTGAACTGGCGGTCGGCGCTGGTCAGAGCGATCCCGGCCCCATCATTTCGTTCCAAGGTCGAGCAAAAGGCGACCGACGTCAGCGCGCCATCGCAAATCGAAGCCATCAGTTTTCCCTGATCTCGATGAGGGGCACACTTGGCGCCTCGCCGGCGAGGAAGCTCGCTCGATGCACCTCAAGCTTGTCGTCGGCAAACCGCACCGGCACATCGAACAGAAAGCCCGCGGTGATCGTCGCGCCTGCTGCTGGAGGAGATGCAAAGACGATCTGGCCGAGTGGCTCGAGGCTCCAGCCGGTCGATTGTTCGACACCACTAACCGCGACCAAAATCGAGCCTGCTACCGGACGGGTAATCCGTCGCTGCTCACCGGTTCCGTACGTCTTCACCAACGGAAAAGTTGTTATGATGCCGTCGCCCGTCCCGATCAGCTGGTCCGTCGCAATTGGCGCACCGGTCATTCCGTTCGAACTGAAATCGTATGGATCGCGAAACCGAAAGCCAATTGCCGCTCCGCGCCGGGCACGGAAGAACGCGAGCAATATCTCGACTTCCGCATCTCCGCGGATGCCGGGGCCGGCATCAAACCGAAGCCGCGCCTGCTGCCAGTTGACGTTGCGGTACTCATAACCGCTGGCACTGGTCACGACGTTGGTGGAAAACCCCGGCGTGACACTCGCTTCCGCACCGATTTCGATCGGGAAGCTCACATCGTCGAATTCGTTCACGATCGATTCTCCGAAAAGAGTGAGCCCGTCGCGCAGCGCCTGCGGCAGTGCCCACAGAAAAACTTCGGAAATACCCCGGCTCTGCGCGTCCACTGCGGCTGCAATGATGCCGCTCCAGCTGGCCCGCTCACTCGCGTCGGCGACGAAGCCAGAAAAGTAATGCTGCTGTTCCGCTGAATAGCTGAGTCGAGCCTGCACCGCCGCGTAGGCAGCGGAACGAACGCTCGTCTGTCCCCGAGTAACCCAGTCGTAATCCTCGATCTGGAGCACATCGAATGCGGGGCTCGCCCAGCCGGTCGGCAGGTCCGCACGTTGCAATTCCGGAGCCATCGGATCGAGCACAGTTGGCAGGTAGGTCAGCAGCAGCAGGCTGGCCGATGGCGCTGCAGACTTCACCGCCTGAGAAATCGCTATCGTCGATTGCGCGAGCACGCCACCCGCCTGATCAAGAAGGGATATCTGTTCCGCAGACATCGCCGCACGCACGTCCGCAATCTCGACCGGATTACCACCGAAGGTCGACTTCGCGGCGTCATCATACAAACACAGCGCACCGCCCGGTGTGACCCACCACCACGGCTCGCCGATCTGGATCATCGGCTGAAGTCCGGCCGCAGCACCGATCTGTGCAAGCTCGGCCGCGACCGTTCCGAGATACGCAATTGCGTCGACGTTTGCGGGCGACACTAATGTTGACGGCGGATCCCAAGCGGTGAGCGCCTGCGACCCGTCGAACGCGCGCTGCTTCCACGCGTCCGGACAGAACATGTCGAGTATCTCGTAGGAAATCGACCAGATCACCTCGAATCCGCGTGCCGCGGCCGCCCGCGCGAAATCCTGGTGCCAGGCCAGCGCCGCATCGTTCAGAGTCCGGCTCGCGTCGAGCAGCCCATCTCTCCCAAGCCCGAAATAGTGGCTCATTCCGACATAGTGATTGATGACGCCGCGGTGCCCGAGCCGCTCGATAGCCTGGACGATCCGCTCGGGCGGCAGGTCGTAGAGATCGTCATAGCCTGTGGCGATGCGCAGCGAGTGCTCCGGTACCACCGCATCGTTGATCGCGAGCACGCTGTTCGCTCCGTCGCAAACAATCCCGCTGATCGTTACGCTCGCCTTCGCGGGCGCCGTCCGAACCGTCTGCACCCCCGGCTGGTAATCAGGGGGGATAATGCTGATGAACATCCGGTCGATGTCGGCGGGGTAAACCGGGTCCGCGTCGGTCGGCAGCGAATAGCCGCCGTCCAGAGCATCAAAATCCAGGGTGATCTCAGCGTCTTCACTCGTTCCCTGAGCATAATTCCACAGCCGGACGTACCAGCTCTTCGCATTGCCGTTCTGGTCTCGGCCCTCGATGGTCAGCGTCGGCCCGTTCACCTGGTCGAGCGGCATGACGCCCGTCGATTGCCAGCGGAACGAGAGCGTCGTCTGGGAATAATCACGCACCGTCTCCCGTGCGTGTGCCGGGTGCGAGTGACTGTCCACGCTCTCGAAGATCAGTCCAACGAGATCGCCTGGCCGAAGAAACTCGGCCGTGATCTGAAGTCCATGTCTGTCTGCAGTATTCACTGCGCTTGCAACCGTCCCAAGTGGAAAGTCGACGGTCCAGTGCATCGGATCGAAGCGCTTGACGAAGGTCTGAAGGATTGGCGCATCAGGCGCCGTGAACCAATGATTCACTGGCCGCCCCGCCGAATTGCCGACCGCACGGCGCGCGCCACCTGGCTCGAGGATTGCCGAAGCGCTTGCGGATCAGACGGCGTGGGTGTCGTGACCGCAATGGATACGTTCACACCGCGCCCGGTTGAGCCCATCCGTTCGATCCGCCCACTGCTGGAGGGAACGAACAGTTCCGGCCCATTCTCGCCCACCATATAGGGGCGGCCGCCGCTGACCGGCCCGCCGGTTGCGCGGCCCGGGGAACCGAGCAGGCCGCCGAGAAGTCCGCTCAAACTGCCGAACAGACCGCCCCCATCACCGCTGTCCGTTCCGGACGGCTGCAACAGCGACTTCAGCGATGCCGCCGCGATCTGCTCCAGCGACGAAACAGCGATCTTTCTAAGGTCGTCGAAGCCGGTTTTCCCGCTGGTAATCGCGCGAGCCAGCGCACTCTCGATCGACCTTCCAGCCCGTCCAGCACCGTCCGCCAGCGGACCTTCAAGCTGGCCGCGCATCGTCGCGACGTCGCGTGCAAAGCCCTGGGTGTCCGCTCGAACGCCGATCACCAGCTGTTCGATTTGCTCATCCATGTTTCTTGTCCGGAAATTGCGCTCGCAGGCGCTCGATTTCGCCGCGCTCTGGTGCCTCACCCGCACGAGAAAATGGCTTCAGCGCAGCCCAAAGCTCCGCCGGCGTTGCGCCCCAGAACTCGCGTGGACCCCAGCCGAGCAGGAGCGCAGCCGCGCTGAAATGCTCGACTGCGCGGCGACCAAAATTTTCGCTCATTTACCTTGGAGGATCTGCCCCAGCACCACACGAAGCACAGGGCTGATCCGTGCCAGCCCTGTCTCAACGATCGCTTCCCCGATCCGCTCACGTGTAATCCCCGCCGCGCGTCCGATTGACAAATGATCGAACAGCGCCGCAATTTCCTGCAGCTTGAGTTTGCCCTCGCTTGCGCGCTCAACCAGCTCAAACAGCGGCCCCAGCTCCTGTTCGGCCGCAACGAGCGCGCCGAAGCTCGGCCGAAGCACTAGCGTCTCGCCCGCGACCTGAAGACTCGCCTCCCCCCGATGCGGATTCGCCGTATTCACGCGGAAACCACTTCGCCAGAGCTTTCCAGCGCCAGCGTGTAATTGCGCTCACCGTTGAAATCGCCCGCATATTCGAGCCGCGTCACCAGAAACTGCCCCAGCATCTGCTCGCCACTCTCGAACGTGAGCTGGTAGCTTGCGATCGAGCCCGAAAGCGCGAGACCCCGCACCTGGATTTCCGCCGCGCTTCCAGTGAAGATTCCGCTCGCTGCCACCGAAACTGATCGCACACCGGCGCCGGTCAACAGCTCGCGCCATCCCCCGCTGCCTTTGTTCGTGATTTCCACCGCAGCTCCATTCACCGTCAGCTGCGTTGTCTTGAGTCCCGCCACCGTTGAATAATTCGGCGGCGTTGCTCCGTCGCCAATCTTCAATAGAAATGCGCTGCCGCGCTCCGCTGCCATCATTCTCTCCCATCGATTTTTGTGATTGTGGTTGAAGCTAAGCGCCAGCCATCGGGCGTCCGATCAGACCGCGAGCATCCGTGCCCGAAAATTCAATGCGCTCGCCCACGGCCCCGCGATGTCGCGCACCGTCTTGCGCCGGGTCAGCACCAGGCTGACCAACTGCCACCCCCCGGCCACCGAGATCGCCAGCACCGCCGCCTCGGCTTCGTCCGCAAGCGCCTGCAACCGCGTCGGCTGGTCGTCCCAAAGTGTGATCGCGAGTAGCACTTCGCGCCCTTGCCCGCTCTTGTGGCTCCAGTCGCTTTCGGTTGACGCGTCTATGGCAGCATAGGGATACGCCGCGCGAGCTGGCGGCCCGTCGAATACTCCCGTCAGCTTCGTGACGGCGGCCAGAGCGCTGACAACTGCAGTCTGCAACGCTGCGCCAGCGCTCACTGGGGGAGACTCCCAAGAAACCGCAACGCCGGATCGAGCAGCCACCGCTCAAGCAGTTTCTTTCCCCGAAAGACGACTCCTGTCGCCGTCTTTAGAACGGAGACACCGCTCAGCTCCGCCGCCGCCGTCTCAGCTATTGCGTCAATTCGGTTTGCCTGCGCCGCCTGCGCAATCTGCTCTGCGCGAGCCAGCACCTTCTCCATCATGAGCGCACCTCATCGCATCGCATCGTCAGACGGTCCTTCGCCTGCGGATCGTCGAGCAACTGGCGGATCATCAGAACACGGCCTCCCCACCGAATCCTTTGGTCGATCGCGATCCCCTCCCGCTTGCGGATGGTGACCCGAGCTCGCGGCATCGCGCTCAGCGCCATCCCCTGGCTTTCGGCGCCGACACCCTCGAGCGCGACGGCGGCGAAGCAGCTTGCAACCGTCTCCCACCCGTCCTGTTGAAGCCCGGACGGAGTCCGGCTCGCCACTTTGCTCTCGATGACAATCCGCTCGCGAAGCGTTCCCGCAAACTCAGTCATACGAGCCTGATTCGTCTGAAGGGGCGCCACAGCGCCGTCACCGCCGCCGGAATATCGCCGCCAATCCCATCGCGATCCGCAAAGAGCGACGCCACCAGCCGAAGCACGCCCTGCCGTATCGGCTCCGGCACATCGTTTTCGCTCAGGGCGATACCCGCTGTTCCGCTGACGCTGACGTAACCCTGCCGGAAGTATTCCGGCACGAGCCGATTCTCACCCATCAGCGCCGCTACCGCGGTGAGCTCCGGCAGCGGCACCCGCGTCAGCCGAACCCAGCCGTCCCCCTTCGAGTCCACGTCGATCGCATAGCCAGCGGCCGCCATCGTCACCCTCGACCCGTCGCTGGCGACCGTTTCGACCAGATCGATCGACCGAACCGGCGTGACCGAAAGCCTCTGCCAATCGCTGGTGGCCTGAATGGAAACCTGGAATTGGCGAGCAATCACCATCTGGCCGAGAAAGGCTTCGCATAGCCCGCTGGCGGTGCGGATCAGTCCGGCCAGGAGCGCTTCCTCGTCGTCCGTTTCGATCCGCGCGAACGCCTGCGCCTCCGCAATCGACACAATTGGCTCGGCCATCCCGAAGCTGGTCATCAGCGGCGCTCCACGCGCAAGGTTACAGACCGGCTGTCCGTGAGACCCGACCCGAGTTCGACATGATTGGTCAGCTGGTAGATGTGCCCGACGACGCCTCCTGACGCGGTTACCGTCGCAGTGGTGCTATCGAAGGCCGACGCCTGGACCTGCACGCCGTTGGCTTCGTCGGGCTCGACTGTCCAACTGCTGTCGGCGAGCACGTCGTCGACCAGATAATCGGTACCCCAATCGATCGCATAATCCAGGACCGAGCCCGGATCCTTGAGCAATAGTGTCATTCAAGTCCTCGTTTCAGGGAAATTGTGGCTACCGCTCGCCTGCGATCTCGCGAGCGTCCGGCTCGGCGACGATCACCCGCTTCGCCGGTGGCCGTTTGACCGTGCCTGATCCGCTTTGGGCGGCAATCGCCTTGTCGCCGATGGTGTCAGCCGCGATCGCCATTGCGGGGCTCCTCAATGGTCATGCGATGAGCCCGTGCGCGACGAGTTTCGCCTTGAGATCGTTCACCAATGCGATCGCCGAGGCGAGATCGGTGGCATCCGCGGGAGTGCCGGTTTGTTGCGCCCCCACGACCTGGGTTCCGTTCACCTTGTACGCGCCCGTGAGGTTCATTCCGCTGCTGTCGAGCGCCCAGTGGACCAGTCCGTCACCACCGCAAACCCAATTGAGGGTGGTGCTGGACAGATAGAAAGGGTTGGAGCCCCCTGCCGTGTTGTAAGACTGCAGCCCGGGTTGCAGATTGCCGCCGAAGTTGCCGGTAAGGCTAAGTGCGATCGTATTCCCGCCATTGTACCCGGAATACAGGAAGTGCGACGCTCCGTTCTGGTAGCTCGCCTGCGTGCTGACCGACAGCGTGTCGATGTTTGCCGATGTCGCCCCGAGCGTATCGAAGGTGACGACGCCGAGATTGTTCCGAAAGTACACTCCAGTACCGACAATTCCTGCGGCGTGCATGCCTCCGAAGATGAAGCTCGGCGCAATGAACGAGGACGGCGACTGATCGCTTTCGGAATAGCAGCCCAGGAACACGTTGCGGCCGTCCGGGCACGTGGTCTGATATGGTCCGGCGCCGTTCGTCGACGTGTGACAGCCAACGTAGGTGTTACCGAGGAAACCGTTCTCGCTGATTCCCCACTGGCGATTCAAGATACAGTCGGCTGCCGTCACCAACCCGGCGTTCACGTCGCCGCCGATCGTGTAGATGCCGTTTCGGCAGCCGCTTATGATGACCTTTGTCACCTCGAAATTGTTGGCGTTGCCGACCGGAACGCCGGCGTTGCCCATCGTATCGGCGGCGATGTGAATCCCATCGCCCTGAAAATTATCGATGTAACAATCGCGTATACTCGCCCGGGCGCGCAGCTGGATGCCGTGGCAGTCGGCGTCGTTCGATCCATCGTAGCCGCCCTCGAGATAGAGATTGCGAATGATGGAAGCGGAGCCGGAGGTGCTGTTGTCCTGCGGCTGGCTGTCGGTCGCCCCGACGGAACGCGCTTCCTGAACCCTAATGCCGGTAGCGCCCGCTGCCCACTTGAGGTGCGTTGCCGCACCGCCGGCTTCGCCGACGCTTTCCCCCTCGACGATCAGGCAGGTGCGAATGTCGAGCGTTGTCGTGCCAAGATTGTACGGAGCGGTCGCGTACGGGATGAACAGGCCGGCACTACCGCTGGCGTACTGGATGAATGTGGAGATCGAATGCAGGTAGTTGAGGGCTGCAACAAAGGCGGCGCTGTCGTCTGTAACTCCGTCCCCGGCGGCGCCGAACCACCTGACATTCACCCGCCCCGAAAACTGTCGCACCCACGCGCCCGATTTGCCGGTTGGGTCTGAAGCAGGAGCAACGTAGATTCCCTGCTTCGGGTCGGCAGCGACATGGGCCGACAAATCCGAACCGGACCAGGTGAACAGTCCTTCGCGCCCTGCTTCGCGAAGAAACGCGGCTGGCGCTCCCGCCAGTGCATTGGAGAGCGCAGTCCGGTCGGCGGCATGCTGCACCTTGTCGGTAAGGTTCGGCGCAGTCGCGTTGAGGCTCCACACGCCGCTCGCGACGGTGATATCGCCCTTGTCTCCATCGGCCGGCTCGCTACCGGCTGGCCTGGCCTGGATCTCCGCGTACCACTCGGCAGCGGTGACCAGCGACACCGTCTTGGTGCCGATTCCGAAATCGGTGAGCACGCCGTTGCAAGGGTCGCGGGCGATCGTTCCGTCGGCCTGGAGGGTTCCGCGTCCGACCTCGGCGTGGTTCGCCTTGTCGAACATCACCGAATAATAGAATTGATCGCCCGCTTGCAGCGCGGCCGTGAAGCTTGTGTAGCCCGGTACCGCCGATGCCAGCACCAGGTTGCCGGTGCCTGTCGTGTTCGAATAATTGCGTACGAGGTCGACGAATTTCGGCTCAAATGGCATTCGCCATCCTTCCAGAATCTCTGCGTTGAGAGAGGTTGCGGGCAGAGCGAGAGCAGCTCCGGTCAGTGTCATGACCGAACGTCGCGTAACGCTCACCGGTTCGCTTGTGCCCATGTCGGATCCCCTTGCCTCGTGCGCGGCGAACAACGCGCAACAAGGGCAAAAGAGCGGGCACGATCGCTCGCGCCCGCTCTTCCGGGGGAAACCGTATTCAGGCGAATTGCAAAAGCTTGATCGCTTCCGAATTGGTCACCTGGCCGCCGATCCGTTTCGTTGCATAGAAGTGGACGAAGGGCTTGTGCGTGTATGGGTCGCGAAGCACCTGCGTCACGTTGCGCTCCGCGATCACATAACCGGCGGTGAAATTGCCGAAAGCGATCGAAAGGCTTCCCGCCGCCATGTCCGGCATGTCCTCCGCCTCGATCAGTGGATAGCCGAGCAGGGTTGCCGGCGTGCCCGCGGCCAGGCTCGGCTGGAACAGGAACGCGCCGGTGCTGGTCTTGAACTTGCGGATTTCCGATGCCGTCGCCGAATTCATCACGAACACCGCACCCTGCCGGTAGGGCGAGCGGAGTGTGTGCACGAGGTCGAGCAGCACATCCTCGGGATTGCTCGCCGGAAACGCACCGGAATTGCCGGTGCCGATCGTCTGCAGCGTCCCGATTGGCCGAACGCTATCGACCGCCGCGGAGGTCGGCGACGATAGGAAGCCGAGCGGCTGGTTGATGCCGTTGCCGGAAACGAACGCCGCACCCTCGGCTCGCGCGAATTCCTGCGCGATCTCCTGCGCCAGCCACGCCTCGACGTCGAACGCCACATCGTCGATCATCTGCTGCGATGCCGCCGGATTGGCGTAGAGGTCGCCGGCCGGAGGCGCGATCTCAGTGAATGTCGGTGTCGCGGTCTCGGGCCGATCCGCGTCATAGGCTGCCCAGCCCGACGGAGTGCCGCCGCTCGCCAACAGTCTGCGGTATCCGGCGCTCCCAACCTTCACCACATTGGCGATGGAGCGGATCGGTGAAATGGCTTTCAGAGTCGCATCGATCTGGCTGTCGAGCTCATCCGGAACCGCATAGCCGCCGAGCGCTCCGGTCGAGCTGTCGATGGCTTTCATCTCCAGCCCGCCGGCAATTCCGCGCCGCAAATATTGCGCGAATGCATCATTTGTGCTGCTCGATTTGACGCCATCGAGCGCCGGCCGCTGCGCCTGGATCGCTCCCGCCGCGATCTTCGCCTTTAGCGTCTCCAGCTCCGCCTTGAGCGCCGCGACCCCGTCATCCTGCTGCTCGATCGCGTCGAACGACGCCTCAAGCGCATCCGCCTTCACTTCCACCATGCCCGTCTTCTCCTGTGTAAAAATTCCAAAGAAAAAGGGCCGCGGAAACCGCGACCCTTCACATCTTCTCCTCGTCATCTCAGCCTAGCGCCGGGATCTCCCCTCTTTCGTCATTCCCGCGAAAGCGGGAATCCACCTGCCTTCATTTCACTTGGCCAGAGTGCTGCTTTCTCCACTTTTCCGCCCACGAATTTGGCATGCAGATGGGCTTGCCCGCGCAGTCCTTAAAATACCCTTCAACACGCGCCCTTTCCATTTGCGCGTCGTCCTCCGCCTTGATCTCATCCCAATTCGGGGCGCAAGTGTGATTGGCCTCACATGCTTTGAAATAGGCGATCATCTGAGCCTTGGTCGGTTGCGCGGGCGGCGGTTTGATCTCTTTGATCGAGATCATCCGGTCGGCCACCACAATCTTGTCCCTCTCGCTTGTCCCGCCGGAAGGTGCATATTCTGTGCGCCGTCCGATGAAATCGACAGCATACAACCCGCCAGGCGGCGTGTCTTTGGCCCCGGGGAGACTCGGTGGCTCGAAATTGCCATAAAGCCGGGGGTAAGGGTCAGCGACGCGTTTGGCGGATTCGTCCGGACACTGCTGAGCTGGAGCCGGACAGAACTCAGAGGCCTCAAAAGCATCGCTCCAGAGCCCAGTCATCCGCTGCGGCGGAGTCATCTTGTAACACTGATCAGTCGGCAGCGACGCTAAGACACGATTGCCCAGTTCGACTTTCTCATACTCGCACGGCATTGGGCCGGAATATCCGTTACTCAGCCGTTCGGCGCGCTCCTGGTCCTCCGGACGCGCAAACATTTCCGGTCGAAAAATCTGGCGAAGCCTCGCCAGCTTGGCTGGATCGGTCACTTCCGGCTTGTCAGGCGGCTGGCCATGACAGCCTACCACCAATAAACACATCAGAAGCGCTGCTCTCCCCCTCATTCCTCGAGCATCATCCATTCACCCGCCATTTTCAACCGCATGCACCTGCGCCAGCTTCTGCATCGGCCGTGCGACCAGGCTCACCTCAACCAGGTCGAGCGAGTGTAGCTCGCGCAACCCGTCCGCCTGCTTCGCCTCACGTACTCGGTAACCGAAGCTCAGCCCCTTCAATCTTCCCCCCTTCAGCAACTCTCCAACCCGCGCAGCGCCCTCGCCCAGTCTCGCGATCACGCGCAGCCCGCGTTCATCCTCGCTCGGATGCTCGATCGTTCCGATCGGCTGGCCCTGGTGCTGCCACAGCAAAGGTACCGCGCCATTGCGCCTGAGGCTTTCGGCGAACGCGCCTTTCCTCACCACGTCGCCCCCGCTGTCCGGCCGGTTGAAAATTGCCGCGTAACCCGCGAACCTCATCCGCCCAGCATCCCCGCCCATTTCATCCTGACGGCAATCGCGATCAGCACCGCCGCCAGCCCGATCCGGACCAGCCAGCCGATCACCGCCCGCCGCGCCGTCCGCTTGGCGTCCCGCCAAGCCGATAGAAGCTCGCGGAGCTCGTCCATGTCCCGACGCGCGCGCTCATCATCGAGCCCGAGCGACGACAATGCCCGCCGCGCCCCGGCCTGGCTTGCTTCCTCGACCAGTGCCCGCAGGCTTACCACGTCGAGGCATCGCCCCTCCGCCTGCGCCAGCAACGTCGCAAGCAGCATGTCCGGATTGAGAGCACTCACAATTCACCCTTCTTCGGCCCAAAGCCGACCATGTCCCGCTTCTCCGCTTCGCTCAGGAAGTCGGCGGACGAGACCTGCTGCCAAAGCAGCGCGCGGTCTTCGGCGAGTTCGCTGATCTGGTCGGGATCGGCTGCGAGCCGCACCGGCCCCATCCAGTCGCTCAGCATCACGGAAAGCCCGTCCAAAATCCGCGCCGCCATCGGCAGGATCGTCTGCCGGTACAGCGCGCGGCCCGCCTCGCGCGCGTTGGCGTAGGTGGCGTCCCCCGGCAGCCCGACCAATACCGGGGGAACGCCGAAGGCGAGCGCAATGTCGCGCGCTGCGCCTTCTTTCAGTGACACGAAATCCATGTCGGCCGGGGTGAGGCTCAGCGCCTGCCATTTGAGCCCACCTTCCAGCAGCATCGGCCGTCCGGCATTGCTGCTGCCGGAAAAGCCGAGCTCCAGCTCGCTCTTCAACCGGTCGAATTGTTCGTCGGACAGCGGCGCCCCGTCGTTGGGCTCGTAGCTCATCGCTCCGCTCGGCCGTGCGGCGTTGTCGAGCAGCCCCTTGTTCCAGCGGCTGGCGCGATTGTGCACGCTTGCCGCCGCGATCGCTGCGTCCATGCACCCCATCCCGTAATGGTCGTCGCGCGGGCTCAGCGACCGCAAATGCGCCACCTGCATACGCCCCAGCCCATCGGCTTGGGCGATCCGAGTCGTGTGCTGCCCCACCTGGTATTTGTATCCCGTGGTCCAGCCACGGCTATCGGTCTCCACGGTCACCCGGTCGGGGCGCAGGAAAGCCAGCTCGGCCGGCGTCTCGTCGGCATCGGCGAGCAGCTGCACATACGCATTGCCATGAAGCAGCAGCGCCGCTCCGATATTCTCGAGCAGCCCGTCGGCGCTGACCAGCTTCACCGCACTGGTATCACCTTCAGCGGCATAGATGGGCAACGATCCCAGCAACCCCGACAGCAACCGCACCGCCCGCTGCCCTACCGGATTGCGGCGGTAGATCTCGTCGAATTGAGACGAATAACTAACTGCGAATCCCTCCTCGTCGCCAGCACGGCTGAGCCACGCCGGCACGAGCGGCCGCATCTGTTCCGGAGCGGATTTCCGCCCGAACCACCATCCCATATCCACTCCCAAAGAAAAGGGCTCCCGAAGGAGCCCTCGAAACGTTGAACTTCGTTGGCCTGGCTGGCTTTGCGCCTCGATTACACCCTCAGGATGTGGCGAGCCGTCTCATGCCACAAAGGCTTGTCCCACAGGAAATCGACCGCAAGGCACGCCGGCACATAAATGGCCAGCCAGATCCAATAGGCCTCGTGCACCTTCCGGTTCCGGGCAATGTCCCAGACGAACAGCGGCGCCAACGCCACGATGGTCCACAGGTCCAGCGACCACGGGTTCGCCGGCAGGCTTGTAGGCAGCCAGTTCATCCGGTCGATCGACGCCCCAAGCGGGACCGCGGTCGCCAGGAACATCATCCTCTTGTGCAGCCCGGAATTCTGCACGCGCGCGCCGAGCGCAATCCAGATGAAGATCGCAAACAACACGCCCGAGCTGATCTGCAGCAGCAGGATGTCTTCGCGAATGGAGAGTATTTGCTGCAATCCCGCTCGCGCGGACGCCGGAGCGGTCTGCAGCGCGTCCCACGTCTGGTAATACATGGTCGGCGCCAGAACGATGCCGATCACAACCAGCGCCGGAACCAGCACG